CGACGGTTCTGATCCAACCCGTAACGTTCACCGATCGTATGAGCGTCCCGTGCCGCTTGGATAACACCAGACGGGTCACCTGCTTTCGGAAACGGGGCTGTCGGGTTCATTTCTTCCGCCAACCGCAAATCGGCACCAGAAGCCATGCTTGAAAGTTTGCGGGCGTTTTGCCCAAACATTTCACCCAAAATTTTGCCGGCAGGGTTACCTGTCATAAACGCGTTCGTGACGTTACCGAACCGGTTAGGCATCAACAAGTTCCCGGTAGCAGCCTGATATTCGGCGGTAGCTGGCCTGCGGGTCAGCACAGCACGAATCGGGTTCATAGGTCGAACCGATTCGTTCAACGCAGCTTCAGCTTCCGCTAGCTGTCCGGTTCGAGTCAACCCTGCAAGTTGTTTAGCGAACGGCAACACATCCAACCCGGTAAACAACGGGTGTTCCGCCATTTGCCGCCAACCCTCCGGGCCTTGCACCAAATTACCGGCAACAAACGACCCAGGAATCATACGAATACCAGGGGCTTTTAACGCTGCCGCCAACGGGTTCATACCCGCCTTCTGATTTTTAGCTATCTCACCAAAAATGTTTGGCAACGCTTGAACTTCATGCAACAACCCCATAGGCAACTTGGGAAGAGATTGCAACAAATGACGTAAATCAGTGAGAGTGTTACCACCAACATTTGAAATGTCAATAGTTGGTCCAGCTGTCGCCGGAGTGTTCTGTACAACAGATTTTGCTGCAAGCATCGTCTGGTTTTTTGTTAACGGTGCTTGACCTTTAGCTACCCTTTGCAAATCCAATTTTTGGATGGCAGCCAAAACAGATGGGTCCAACCCCTGCAACTGGGGGGCCATCGTGTTGTATTTGTTTACAAACGATGTTTGTAGTTGAGGGAGCGTGCTGACAACAGGAAGGTTTGTTGGGTCAACAGGAACATACCCCGGTTCGTATTGCGGGGAAAACAATGTTTGTTGCGCATACGGGTCTGTGTAGTCCTGCAACGAAAGATCAGTCATCCCTGAACCTTTCTGTTACTGACCCAAAAGAGACGTAGCAGCAGCAGTTTTGGGTTGGCTGTTATCTAACGTGTACGCATAATTCATAGGTGCGTATGTTCCCATACGGGCAATTGCAAGGTTAGTTGCATCAGCGTTAGCTTGAGCGTTCGCTGCTTGCAACCTTGCAGCATCAGCCATCTGCGAGTTAGACATTTGGCTGGCGATCTGATTATACGCCCCAGCTAAACTTTCACCAGAAGCAGTCATGCGAGCCTGCAACGGTTGCATGTATTTAGAAATTTCGGTTTGCAAACCAATCAGATCACGACCCGTCAACGAATACGGGTTTGATCCTGCCATGCCAACAACTTGTTGTTCCATCTGATCCAAAAACGATTTAACCTGGTTGGCGTCACCATCAGCGAGCATCACTTGGGTGTCGTAACGGGCTTTCAAAGCGGCACGTTGCTTTTCAGTCAACCCGGCGGTGTCCATCAAACCAGCAAGACGGGCGTAACGTCGATCGTTGCTGGTTTGCAATTGGGTTGCAGACCGATCATCAAACCAACCTTTAAGGGTGTTCCCGACACCACCAATAAGCGCACCAGCCGGGATCGTAATAAGGTTAGCCCCAGGAATAATGGAACCAACAGCCGCACCAGTTGTTGCGCCTTGCAAGAACCGGTAACCAGCATCATTCTGGTATTGCTTTGGAGTGAAAGCGTTCATCGTACGGTTTGTGAGTTCCGAAGCGATAAGCGGTGCGCCTTCAACAACACCTGCACCGATACTGCGAAGCAAACCAGGGCCAGCCAAAGATGAAAGGGCACCTTGCTCGGCCAACAAACCGGGGGCGCCACCAAAACCGCGGGAAGCTAGACGGGCAACACGGTTAGCGTTCGTAGCGAACGACAAACCTTCCGGACCGTAAGCCCAAAAACCGGGTTTGGAAGCAGCCGACACAAGAGGGTTGTTAAGAATTTGACCGCTGCCACCAGGGCCAGGGCCAGGCTCAAGAGGGCCACCACCTCCAAAACCACCGCCACCACCTCCAAAACCACCGCCACCGCCTCCACCAGCACCAGGACCAATAGCAAGCGGACCACCACCGCCACCACCAAAACCACCGCCACCGGAACCAATACCAATGTTTCCGCCGCCAGCCCCACCACCAAAACCAGGGACAACCCCAGGATTACCGGCAGGCCCAATCGAAGCAAGCGGATTACCAGCAGGATATTCGTAAACATCACCTAACTGGTAACCATATTTTCCTGTAAAAGGTTCAACACCCATACGGGAAGCCAAACCTCTGCGGGCCACCAAACCCCCAGCCTCACCGGTACTGGACGGCAACGCCAACTGTGGTGTCGGGCTAGGCGTACCCATAAACTGGTTTACTTGGCTGGCAAGACGACTAGCAGGATTCATGGCCCGCAACTGTTGCTGGGCAACAACTTCCTCAATGCTCAACGGATTACCAGTTTGACCAGTCAACTGATTCAAAGCAGCCTGGTTGTTCGTTGCACGCAAAAAACGTTCAGCGCCTTTAGCGCCTCTCGTTGTAGCCCTTCTACCAATAATAGCCATGTTTTCCTCTACAGGTCCAGTTCGAACAGTTCGCAGCATTTGCTCGAACGCACTTGGGGTTGGCGGTGAAAGCTCACCCATAATTCTAACAGGGGGAAGCCCCTGGGTAATTCTAACAGGGGGAAGCCCCTGGGCGGGGTTCCACGCAGGGTTCAACGCTCTAGCTACAACAGCCGGGTCCAACGATTTAGTAGCAGCCTGAGCAGCAACCCTAGTAGCAGCCTGAGCAGCAACCGCCGGATTCAACGATTTAGTGGCAGCCTGAATTGCCATAGCTTCAGCGGTAGGTGCAATAGTTTGAGTGGCAGGCGCAACTTGAGCAGCAACTTGCTCGATAGGAGTGCGAGTCAACACCCCAGAAACCATTTCGTTATTTAACCCGGCACGTAACGCTTTATCTAAAGTTTCTAGTTGCTTCAACATGTTTTTGGATTTCGAAGCAACAAACTTGTCACCCAAAATTCCGGATGCAACAATGCCAGCTATCCCAGCTTTAACTTCATCAGTTTTGCTGGAATTTTGGGCTTTGTACAAACCACGAACTTGAGACAACGCCTGCCGATATTGTTCAACTTTAGGGTTAGATTGAACAAACGGTGGAACAGGGTTAACGTGAACATCACTGTATTGCCAAGTGTTGTCCATCCCTTGTGCACCAATTGCTTTTGAAACATCATCCCGGTTACCTGTTTGTTCAGCTTTTGCGATTATTTCAGCAGTGTTAGTTTTTCCAGTAAGCGGGTCAATGCGACCATTCAAATCTCCAGAAGCAGCTCTTTTTAAACGATTTAAAGCAATAAGTTCTCTAGATTCGTTTGCTTCTTGTTGCGTTGACGGAACAAACTTTCTTTCCGAAATTTTTAACGGTTGCCATTCAGTAACCCCAGGGTACTTATCCATCAAAAACTTCAACCGGGCTTCATGCGCCGGGGTGTAATAACTGGTGTAAATAGACGGTTCAGCAGCAGGGTTTTTACCAGCAGCTTGTTGAGCCATCTGACTGGCAGCAACCTGAATAGGTGTCCTATTCTGTTTCCGTTCACCCCGTTTCGAATCGTAATCAATACGATCCTGAACCAGTTTCTGAAAATGAGCTAACGTTTTCTCTAAACCCTGAGGGATAGTAAGCCTATGAGCAGAACCGTTCATAGCCCACGCAGCAGAATTACCGCCAACTAGCTGCAACAGTTCTTTACGTAGCTCAGCTTTAGATTCGCCGGCGGCAGCACGAGCCCGAAACTGTTCGATCGTATCCAAAGTTTTTTGGTAAAACGGATCAACCGGGGGAGATGCCTGAGTAGGTGACGGTGCAGGCGCCGCATCCAAAATCCCTGGGGGAATAGAAGGAATAGCCATGCCCGCCAGCCCATGTTGAATACTTGACTCCAAATAGGCAAGTTGTTCGTCTAACTGCCGGAATCGGGCAAGCTGTGTTCCCAACCCGTTTTCGGCAGCGATCTTATCCCACTGGTTTGGGGCAGCCATGCGAAGCTTCTTCAAATCGTTGTACGCCAAATCCTGGTATTCACGGATCAACGGATATTTTGCGTCGATCAACGCTTTAGTTTCAGGAGTTACTTTTACCGATCTCGCCAAATGAGGGTTGACGTACTCCTCAGCGGTGTATGTGGTGTGCAAATCTGGGGAACCAGCAAGCTGATGAGGGGTTTTGGGAGTGATGTTTTTAAAATTAAGTCCTTGCTCTAATTTTGCTTTCTTTGCTTCTTCTGCTCTTGCCGCTTCACCCGCCTGAGCTTTACTGAAAAGTGTGTTCTCCAACATTTCGAGACGGGCAACAAAACCTCCAGGAAGGTTCCCTTTCCCATGCTCAAATTCCATGATTTTTTTGTTGTCAGCCCACAGCCTTTTCATGACGGCTTGCAAAACTTGTTTGTCGCCACCGGCATTGTGGGCTGCCCGGACCGCAGCAAGAGTTTTGATTGGGTTGTACATCGCCCCAGCCGCAACTTCGTTCAAATCAAAAGTGCGGTCATTGGTGCTTTCCGATGCTCTGCGGGCAACAAACTCAATTGCGGTTTCAGAAGTTTGTTGTGGGACCGGTGCCGCTACCGGTTTAGTTTTCCCCAAAGTTACTTTCGGCATAGGAGGCACAGGGTTTGTGCCTAACCCCAACAGCCGTTTAGCTGTTGACCGTTGATCACCAATACCACGTGATCCAGCAAAATGGTCAACCGTAAAATTGATTCGTGGCCCTTGAACAAACTCGGCTTGTTTCTGCAACACTTTCAGATACTGCTGTGGCAGCATCGTTTCGATCTGTGCGCCTTGCAAATCTTGCAACTGTTGAGTCAGTTTTACTTGTTTCGCTTGGCTTTGACTGATCGATTGTTTCGAACCCATCTTTACGTCATACGGCTCAATTTTCTCATCTAACGTCAGCAAACCATGTTTTGCTGACATGATCCTGACGTTTGCTTCACCTACCTGGGCGATAGCGGCTTTCAGGTTCCCTTGGAAGTTTGAACCGGTGTAAAGGTCACGGGCGGGCGTGGGCCCGGACACAGGATTTTTGGTAGCCGAACACGGGATGATGATGATGCGCTGCCCAGCAAACTCTCCAGGAGTAGCAGCAGCAGGTTTAACAGGTGTTTCAGCTGCCCGTGACACCGCTCTTTCCGCCGCAAGTTTTTCTTTACCTGCTTCTATTTCATCCGCCCAAGGAACACGACCTGTGTTTACTGCCCTGGAAATAATGTCAGGGATTTGTTTGCGGGCCTCTGCAAACGATTTAAAACTACCCCATTTTGCTGGTCTGGCATAATGACTTTTTGATTCGATTGCGGTAATAGCAGGTCGAAAATCGGTGACTTGACCGCTTTTGTTGCCCACATAAAGGTCACCGTAATAAGGGTGACGCCACAAAGTTTTGCCACCGTAATCGTTTCCGCTTTCAATCCAACCATCAATGTTTGGTTGGGATGGCATATCAGACGGATCAATGCCTTGCGCTTTAGCGTCTGCCATGAACTTCTCAGCCATTTTTTGGGCGTTCTCTATTGTCCCAAAAAAATATCTTGATTCTGACATATCGCCAGCATGAATAAATTCCCAGCCGTTTACCGTTTTGTGCAAATCGCCAATGTCATCATTGAGCCAAAGTTCTTCGGGTTCAATGCCATGTTTTGTTGTACTTTTACCCCAAGGTTTATACAAATACCAACCTGACTGCGACACATCTAACCCCTTTTAGCTGGTGCGTGTTTGTGCGAAAGTCAACGCTTTTTCAATAACACCTTGAGCGAACTGGGCTTGTTGCAAATTGTTTGAATTCATTGCGTTCATCAACGTGCTGATACTCATCGTTTGGTCAATGCCAAGCTGTGTGAGTCCTGTTTGAAGTTGCGACAAGAACTGTTGTGGGGCCAAACGATACTTTCGGGCTTGTGTGTCAACCTCGTTCAAGTTTCGCATCACACTGTTTTGTTGGGTAAGATATTGGGTTTCTGCCCCACCCAGTTTGTCTTGCTGGTTTGTTGCAATGTCAATAAAATCTTGGCCTGTGCCAACACCACCGTACGCACCACGGGCAACAGCATCATGGGTAGCTGCCCGACGTTGCTGCATCGCCTGGTTACCAATTTCACCGATCGTGTTTTGGTAGCCTTGCGAATTGATTCTCGCTAACGCCTCATAAATGTTTCGGTTTAATTGGTTACCTTCGTAATCAATTTGGTTGCCAGCGATCTGGTTGTTGTATGTGGACCGCAGGGCACCACTTTTTGCTTGATATTGGCCTGGCAAAGAATTGATTTGACCAGCCAAATAGCTTCCGGTGCCTTTCAACGCTTGTTCTTGAAGGGCACCCATCCCCCCAAACAGTTCCATGCCTTGCCCAAAGTTTTTACCAAAATCTGTTTGAGTCCAAGGAACTTCTGGGATTGACGAGTAATCGCGTGTCCCGTAACCGTTCGCAGCAAAATAAGATGAGGTAGGGGTTTGTGTTTTCCCACCTGACATGTTGTTCATGTACCCGGTTCCAGCCGATGGGCGTGGAGCCATGTACCCGTTGCTTGCTGCAACACCAAGTGCCATTAAAACCAGCCTCCGTCGTTATACAACCAACTGGGAACCATTGGTGTGTTCGGTTGGAACGCCCCACCGGACTGGTCAGTCCACCGTTGAGTGAGATCCATCATTTCTGTAACCAAACCCTCATAGATTTGGCGTGCTTCCTGCCAGCGTTGGTCACGGTCTTTGCGTAACGCCATGTATTCCACATAGGCGTACACACAATCTTCCCAACCGTCAGGGATTGGGATGTCTGAACTGTCAGCGGTCCCGTCAGTTGCGAGCGCCACCGGAAGCGCATAATAGTAAACGTTAAATGTTCCAGCTGACGGTGGTGTCGGGTAGATCACCAGTTTCAGGCTTGGCGGGTACCCCCACATGGTGAACATGCGTGGGGTTTGTTGGGTGATTGCTTGTTGCGTCCACCACACCGAATCCATGTTGTTAAAATCGGCGTATTCTAACGGGTACAGTTGATCTGATCCGGACGGTTGCCATTCAACCCGGTACACACGGGTTAATGGCACCCCAATGGTGTACTCCTGGGTGCCGGCCGTGGCACTAATCGTTGTTTTCTTTTGCAACGATTCGGTGCGTCGCGCAATGTCTTTGCAAGCCTCGTTTACCCAACGGCGCAGTTGTGGGGACGGCCAGGCACCAGCCGTTTCGGATGCTGTTGTTTCATCGAGAAGAACCCGAATGGCTGTCAAAGCCGCACTAAGAGTTGTAGCCACCGTTACCTCCTCACGAAATCAGTATGTCTCTATGATACTCAAAAAACAGTTGTCATATTGGTCTAACGTGACAGTACCGCCGGATGAAACCCGACCAATCAAATCCACGGTGTACGTGTCAGCACCCAAAATGGACTTAATGAAATAGGCGTTTGACGGGTAATGTGTTTGATCTGCCGCCCCAGTGGCAGCAACACTGAAATATCCGTCGATCGTAATTTCGCCGTACATCATGTTATGAACAGACGCCGACGACCCATACATGCCGTTTACCCAATAATCTTGGGATGTGGCACCCACAGCGGACCCTGTGAATCGAACCCCAATATCAAACGTGTGGTTGTTTGACAGTTGAAAATGGGCGCCAACACGAACATTGACACCGGTCCACGGCTCAAACTTTTTGAACCCGTTGATTTGAACGCCACCAGAATACGGGAAACGCCCCCAAGCAGGCTTGACTGTGTTGAACGTAACATTTCCAGCTGACCCAACAGACCGGTTGTTTTCCGTGTATTGCTTAAAAAACGGTAGGTTTGATGCCCACCGATCCAACTCCCGGTTGTTGCCGTAATGGTCACCCACTGTTTCAGGGGTGAACTTTGGGATCGTTATCCTCGAGTTTTCAGGTAACGGCATCAGTGGCTCACTGACGACGCAGTGTTGTAACCGATAGCGATCCGGTGTACCACAGGGGCGTTCACAGACTCACTGCCACTGTCAGCTGTGATTCGTATCTCAACATCCTGGGCTTGCACTTTGATCGGTGCGAACTGAATAACAGGCCGGTTACTGTCAGCAACAGTGAACGTTTTGGACACTGTGGTACCACCAGCCCCAATGACATCAACAGTTACAGTCCCCGAACCTTGTGCGACAAGGTTAATTTCTCGCATGTTCAACTCACGGTTACGGGTTTTGACGAGAGGTTGTGAGCGCCACACATACTTTCGGCACCCCAAGTTCGGGTCGAACCTAGACCACACTGTTGTTTGGGAATCAGAAATGTACGCTGGAATCCCATAAAACCGGCCGGTAGTGGACGTTTGCCAGTGCGCAAAAATTTTGCCGTTCGTGGAATCCTGTGTGGGGGTCGGGTGAATTCTCCACCACGAATTGGTTTCCGTGTTGTACATGAAATTGTTGGGGGTGATAATTAACGGTGGCGCATATGTGAACGTTCCATGTAACGCACCGGGCCACAGGTTGTCGGTTTCGTCATCATCGGTTTTCCAAAACCAGCCGCCCTGCGAGCCACCCATTTGCACTGAAATGTCCTCAGCGGTATCAGCGCCATTCCACCGGTACACACCGTTCCTAGTGCCATACACATACCCTTTGTCCGTCAAACACCCTTTGTTGGTGGCGTCATACACGGACGGCAAACCAGGCAAACGGATCACAGTGGGACGATCAACGTCACCTCGAACAACAACCCCACCACCACGGTTCTTAACCAAAAACAGTTCGTTGGCGTTCATGGACTGCCATGTCCCAAACCCTGTCGGGTTTTCTTCAACAAACAACTGGGCGTTGTATGTGATGTTTGTGGCAATAAACGCGTTTGGGTCAGAATACCCAATGGACTCGCCGGCAGGCAAAACACCAGTAGACCCAAACGGTTGACCCAACACGTTCGGCCCTGAACTTGCAGACCAGTTAGCGTCGTTCTGGTTTTCTAAAAACACGACACGACCCTGATGGGCAACAACAGCCTGATTGTATTGGGTGCCGGTAGTAACCGATCGTGCAGGGCTATCACTGTAAATACTTGACGGGTTCGGCCAAGCCCCATTGACTTTGTTCAAAGTCCAATCACCCATTGTGTACACAATGTGCGCTGCACCAGGAACAGTTGCGGTCGTCAAGTTGCTTCGAGTCCCATCAATAGACCCAAACCCATATTTGCGTTGCGACGCAGGAAACAAAACCTGTGCGCCGGTGACCGTGTTTGCCAGCGTGTCAATCGTAATTTGGTCGTTAGCTAACCGAAACACCCGGTATGCTTCCAACCGGTACTTGCGGTTCCAAGTGGTTAAAACCCCTGAATCGGAGTAATACCAGTTGTACGCAACAAACAGCATGTCAGGTTCACCGTTGTAATTGATTGTTGCGGTGTCACCTTTAACACCTGCGGAACCTGACGCAGGCCACACCGGGGACATCAGATAGGTTGCAACGATCTGAGCCCGTTTTTCTGCTGTTGACGGGTACCGGTTTGTTGTTGAATCAAACAACGCTTGGGTTTTGGTTTCCACCAGTCTTGGTGCCGGATGTAACCCACCGAACTTGCCACCAAAACACCCGTACGATTCGGTTACCTGACAAAACCCGTCTTTGTTCGATGGGCCTGCGGAAGTTGCGTACGACAAATAATCGGACTGCAAACCAGGTGTGAAATCAGAGATCTCAATGTATTCCTCTACACCTTGGCCGGCTGCCATAACAGTCCTTTATACGTGGTCGATGATGTAACGCAGGTGATCTCGTTCTTCCTGCCAAGCCTGAATTTCGGCTTTTAGTTTGTAAATGTCTTGGGTGAGCGGAAGAACCGCATGGTCGGTTTGACGGTCCGTGGAGGAAACGTTGTGGTCACCGGACCCGTAGAGTTGAATCCAGGTTTCAAGGCGACCTTGCCGTTCCGAGGATTGGAGGTCGGATAGTTCACGGTAACCGGATGTCAGTTCGGTGTTGAGAACGTTGAGTCGTTCAAGAAGAGGTCTTACGCCCACGGGGTGAACCAACCTTCACTTTGCTGGGGATGTCAGCGGGTGGCTGGTCAACACCAGCCTGATCGTCTTCTGGGAGCTCAGCGTCGAACACAGAGGCATCTACGGGGGCTGCGGGGTCCACAGCAACCGGATCGTCAGCGAACATGTCAGCAACAAGTTCTTTCGCTGACCGATCCGACGACAAAGCACTCGTAATTGCGTCCATCTGAGTTTTCATGGAATCAAGCTGAGTGCGGAGCAAAGTTTCCGTAGTGGAATCATTGGACACCACAATGTCCAAACCTTCCCCACGCGGATCTTCAGCAACAGTCGCAACCCGAACACCTTCAAGAGTGTAAACCTCAAGTTGCGGGCGAACCTGATGCCAGGTTTGTTCTTCCTGATACACACCGTAACGGGTAAGTAGACGCTCATACTCATCAGTGCGGTGACGGCGCCGAGCGTCAATGTCACGGGTTTCAGGGTCACCCAACCAAAGGGCAACAGCGTCCATAGACACAAGAGTTTCGCCGCCCGGATCAATCATTGTGGGCTGCGAATTAAACATGTCAGTGAACCGTTTGGTCCCAACATTCTTTACACGAACAATCTGTTGCATGGGATCATGCCTTTCAAAGGGTGCGCAGTGAGCGACAGCGGGTAAAAGGTGCTACAAGTGTTGCAGGCGGGTCAGCCTCGAAGACCAACCCAAATGGTGACAGCAAGACCGTCAGTTGCTGATGTGATCGCCGTACCAAAAACGGTAGAAGCAATCGTGGTGCCAGCGGACGAAACTGAACCAGACACAGAAGCGGAACGTGTCACAAGGTTACCTGCGTTAACAGTTCCCTGAGCGACGGTGTCAACCAAACCGTAAACAACAACGTTTACAGTCCCACCGGCAACAGCGGAATTGACCGCAACACCGCACGTAAGAGCGCCAGCCGGAGTTGTTGCGTTCGGCGCAGCTTGACTGATAGTACCGTCAGTGCCGATAGTGACACAACGACCAGCGGTGATAGTACCGGCAGCAACAAACGTTGCTTCTACTCGAGGGCCAAGGGTGTCTTGAAGTCCGGTGTAACCGAACGCACCAAGCGGGTTAGTGAGTTGTTTTTCAGCCATTTAAGGTGCCTCCTAGACGCCAAACGCAATGACAGTGAATGTGATAGCTGAAGCATTCGTGGTGTCAGGCAACTCCACAAGCGGCGCTTGTGCAGCGTTCGTGTTGTCACCTTGAAAAATTTTCAGCTTGCTGTTTGTCTGGTCCCAAGCGGGCACATACCCGCCGGTTGACGCAACAGGGATAAGGCTGGTGATGCGGGTCAAACCAAGCTGGTTTGCGGTGATCGCCTCGCCCCCAGTTGGGTACGAGGTATCACCGGTGATGGTTGAAACAGAGATGCGTTGTTTGGCACCAAGAATGGAACCAACAAACACAACACTTGAGGTTGCTGCCATTAGTCAGCCTCCCCTTACGCCGTGATCGCGGTCATCTTGCCGTGACGCGAGCAGTTGGTGTTGATGAGGTTGCCGGCCCACAGCATTTTGGCGACCATCGCATCCTGGTTAACTGGGGATTGGAACGGCTCAAGATAAAAATCGGCTCGAGGCGAAACAGCCCAGTACAGGAAATCCTCGTTGAGGAAATAGATGTGCGAGTTTGTCGTTGAATTAGTCACCGACGGCACATGGGAGTCAACAACCCACGGGACACCGTTGAACAGTTGGTTGGTGAAACCAGCTTGTGCAAGCTGCTCATCCATACCGGTCGGTTGGGTGGGGAACTGTTGGGTGATGACGTTCAGGTTCCAGAAACGGTTGTACTGGTCCTGGCGGGAACAAATGATCGTAGGATGCCGGCCTGCACGGGAAACCGAACCAAACATCGACTGCAAAGCCGAAAGGGTAAGGGTTGTGGTAGACGAGTCCACAGTGGACTTCCACCAGGTGTTCGTTGAACGGGAAAGACCAGCGTACGTGGAAAGGATTGTGCCGTCATCAACGGAACCACGCAAACCATCAATGTCTTTGGTGTTCGTTGTACCATCAGACCAAAGACCGCTAGCAAGGTTCTCAGCCATTTCCATTTCAGCCTGCGCAAAATACAGTTGAATGAAATTAGCTACAGCCTGCGGGTTGTCGGTTTTGATGAGCGTCAAACCATCAACAGTGACGTTGACGTAATGTTGCTTCCAATCCCACGAACCGTTCTTGATCGTGTCCGAAGGGGCCACGTTCAGAAGATCAAACCCGGAGTACGAACCGCCAGTACCGAAACGCGAGTACATAAGCGGAACTTCAATTTGGGTTCCACCTCGAACAATGCGCTTGTTCGCTTTGTTCAACCGAAAAAAGATCGGGTTGCTGTTGTAAATGTTGTCAACGATCTCCGGCATAATGTAATGCCGGGAGATGGCGGTGACGACGTTGCTACCGATGGGAGTTGCCATCGTGTCATGCCTCCTTCATCGGGGGTGTCCCCGAGGGGGTTGGGGTTAAGGTTGGCCTCCGATGTGGGTGCCGTTTTTCACCAAAACCAATGAAAGAGACACACAGCATCAGCTGGACGCCCCGTTCATTGCTTCAGCGACTTCACGGATCATTGCCTGCTCACGTTCCGCTTTCGTCATGGGACGTTGTGCGGGCGCGGTGCGGGGAACTGATCCGCTGGAACCTGCCAGAGCAGAAGCTTTACGCTTCTTTTCTGATGTTTGCTCAACTGTTTGAGCGTACTGATCAACTTGAGATTGAATCACTTTTTCTCGAAACTGTGGGGTAGCCCACATTGCGGTTTCAAGAGCTTCTTTAGTTGCAGCGATAGCGTTCCCACCGTTACGTGCCATAAGTGTTGGAACGATCTGCAAAGCAGCAGCTTGGGTTGCAATCAAATCAATTTCTTGGTCAGTGAAATCGGGGTGCGCTTCAGAGAACTCTGCTTGCCCAATTTCAACTTGTTGCAACATCCGTTGCTGTTCCTGCTGATATTGGGTTTGAGCGATCTGTTGTTGCTGTTCCTGGTAGTTCGCCAACATTTGTTGCTGCTGGGCGATAACCGCGTTTTGTTGTGCGGTGACCTGCTGCACATATTGGGCGAGTTGCGGGTCCAGAAACTCGTTGGGGTTTAGTTGCGGTGTTCCGGGTACAACGGCACCGGCCACACCAGGGGTAAATGTGGCCGGTGCCGGTCCGCTGCCGCTCGCTGCGGAAGGGGCTTGGTCCGGCTGATCTGCGGGAACAAGCCGGTACTGGCCTGAAAGAACGTTATTGACCGCATCAGCGGCCTCTGGGGGAAGTTGCGCCGCCCAATCGTAAAGAGCTAGAAGCTGTTCGGCTTCTTCACGCGAAACTTCACGGTCAGCAATTTTGTAGCTATCCGGAACCGGTTCAGGTTGATAAACAGGTTCAGGGTCCGGATCAATGCCAGTTTCAGTTTCGTCAACTGGCACAGTCGGAACATCATAAGACCGGTCGCGTTCAGCAAAAAATTCGCTGAGCTGACGGGCCATTTCGTCTTCCGTCATTCCCTCACGGGAATCAGAAACACTAAAATCTAGGCTTGGGTTGCTTTCGCCAAGCTCAAGATCATCATCGTAAGGTTCGCCTGGGGCGAACGCTTCTTGAACACTCATTTATTTACCCCTGTAAGATTCGACGAAGTTCGTCAGGATTTGGCATTGCTGGTTCCTGGCGCATACCAGGAACCCCACCCCCACCGCCCATGCCGGGCATACCCATTTCAGGTGGCATACCCATAAGTTCGGGGGGAAGACCGCCACCCATACCAGGCGGCGGTCCCATTTGCGGTCCCATAGGCATCCCCATACCGGGGGCACCAGGAACCTGTGTTGAACCTTGGGCTTGCATGTTGTCGATTGGCTCACGGAGCTTCCCAACAACTTCCATTTCCATGTTCAAAATAAATTCAAGGTCGGCGTCGGGCAGCACTTTCATGTCCGCAAGGCTGCGGAGAATTTTCGTGAGAGCTTCAGCGAAAGTGTTATCGGTGCGAGTCCCGGCCATTAGTTAACCTTTGTTACTTAGCGGAAAGGTCACGGACAGTCGGGTTACCCATACGCTTCGCGTCAGGGTTCGATCCGTAAAGTGTGGTAGCGGTATGACCAACCTTGTTGATCTTGGCGTTACCGGTGTTCGACTGAATTTTTGCGTCGTTCGGCATAGCATGCTCCTCGAGTTTGATGGGCTGTTACTAGTCTACGACATTTATGTCGCAGAGTAATGGTTTTAATACTGTTCAGGTGAAAAATCCATGCTGGTCTCACCGGACTCAGATGACATGTCCGGGTCGCCGCACGGGTAATAACAGTTACGGCCTTCTTCACCAACAGCACCAGCTTTGTGGCCGTCAATGGTTCGAACCATACCGAACTGGTTGCCACCACTCGTGTAATCGCGTGGCATGGGGACTGGGGTGTTGTTTGAGCCAAGATCAGGCATCAGGGTTTCCTTAGGGTTGTTGGGTTAGATCGGGTAACGGATGATGACAATGCCGGAACCGCCGGCACCTGAATCGTAATAGGGGGGTGCAAGCGCACGACCTGCACCACCACCACCAGAACCAGTGTTTGCTGTGGCGCTAGTTGCATTTAGGGCGGTATTTCCACCATTTCCACCACCCGCAGCACCAGCACCAATGGTTCCCAAAGCAGCGGCTATTCCACCGCCACCACCACCAGCGAAACTGGTTGGCACACCACTCAAATTGGAAATCCAGGATGGGGCATTACCAGACCCGCCGCCACCACCGACGTTGGTGGCAGCGGTACCACTAGTGGTGCCATCACCGCCGACACTGGTAGCACCACCGCCACCCCCAGCACCGTTAGAAGTTGATCCAACGTATTGGCTGCCGCCACCGTCATTGCCTTGGCCGCTAGTGCCAGTCCCAGCAGGAGTAGCACCTGTTGAGTTAGCACCCTTACCGCCACCAGAACCACCGTTAGAAGCACCTTGAGTGTTAGTTGAACCACCGTAACCGCCACCCAGAGCGGTTACTAGCGACCCAATAGATGAGTTTGAACCCTGGTTACCTAGCGTCGCGGTTCCTGTACTGGTTACACCCGCACCACCATCACCAACAGTAATGGTTTGGGTTGCTGTTACCGACAACCCTGTGTTTGTCAAATATCCGCCTGCACCACCACCACCACCAGAAGACGCACCAGTAGACGGCGCACCAGACCCACCACCACCAACCACCAAATATTCGACGGTGCCAGGCGAAACCATTGTCAACGTGCCACTAGTAGTGAACACATGATATTTGTAGCCACCCGTGGTGGTTTCTGTGCCACCAGTAAACGACGGGCCTGCACCGGCACCAACAAAATAATCCATGCCTTTGTCGTTCAAGTTTGGTTCTGCCCCATCCCACAACGTTTTTAACAAATCGTTTGTGGAACCAGTACCGGCAGGCCTGTTCAATCCGGTGTTTATAGCGTTTGGGGTAACAAACGTTGCCATGAGATCGTTGAAACTGTCACCGGCCATCAGGTTTTCCTTCTTGATGCTTGCCGGGCGTCAGGTGGCGCACCTAACGCCCCTTGTTGGGCTTGCATTTCACGCATCCGCTGGGTGATCAGCATGCGGTTAGGCCAATCGTGGGCGTCCAACACAGCTTCAATGTCAATGGCACCCATTGCATACAATGTGTCTGCCTCAGCGACCCTTGCGGAACGTGCCGTTGACATTTGTGAACCAGCGGACACAAGTAATTCGAAACGCATTGGTACACGACCTTCAGCGGAAGGCATGTAAAAATGCATGTTGTGAAGAGCCAAAGAAGTTTTTTGACCGGACGGTCCTACCATTGCCACAATCCGGGGTGAATCATAAAATTCGCAGATAAGCGAAGCAACTTTTTGGCCTGCCCCAGTCAACGTCATTTCAAGGTTACGTAACGCCTGCCGGATTCGAACAAACGCCGCTTCTTGCACCGAATCCAACACCCCTTGGGCGTTTCGACCGGTGGGGGTTGCCCCACGAACAATGCCTGACAGCCCTGAAATGCGTTCCATTTCACCGATATAAAACCCGATCAGTGACATAGCGAATTGTTCGTGGAACGGTGGCGGGTTCAACCATTCGGCCCGTCCGCCGGCGTTGATGCTGATTCTTTGACCAGGTTTGTTTGTGATTTTGGTGCGTTGGATACCTGCACGGTTGTCTTCCAAAAACACTGGGTTACCTGTCAACCAAATGTTGTGTTCCATCGCAGCGAGAAGACGGTTGATGGACAGTTGGGTGGGTGACAGCATTTCAACCATGCTGTAACCCCAAAATTCGCCTGTGTCTAACGGCAAATACCGGTCGTACGGGTGCTGACCGTGATTCCACAAAGCGTCGGCGGGTTCGTCCATCAACACAATGTTTCCGGCGATAACAACACACCGCCAACCATCATAAACACGTTCTTTGTCGGACGGTCCGTTGATCGCAGATTCTTGTTCGGGGAGACCTGGAAACGCATCAGTATGAACTGGGGTTCGCATCCACGCTTCAAACACAGTGATACCACGATCATCGGTGGCGTCAAGACGATCCGTTTGACCTGGCAACCCATATCGAGGTGATGTGGCAGGTGAAATCGCACCGGGGTTAGCTTTCGGTTGGGTGCCTTGCCCGGTTGCCTCAGAAATCATTGTCGGCGCTTCTTCAGTGTTTTCCTGGTAACCATCACCATTCAAACGTTTCAAAGCACCCGGAAACCGGCGTTCCACTTCCTGCGCAGGTAACGTTTTGACTTCAATAAAGAAGTTTGAGTCGTCCATGTTACGTGCCTGCGGGTCCGGATAAAACGTAAACGGGTCAATGCGGGTAATAACAGCGTTCCCTAGCCCCCCAACCTTCGATTGGTCCCACACTGACTTCAAAATTCCGGTTCCGTACACCCAACCGTCCCACAACAACCGTTCAATTTCTAAATCAAATTTTTCGGCTTGCCAGTTGGTTTGCAAAATGACTTGCAAATCATGTGAAAGTTGGTCTTGGAACTGTGAAAACGGTGAGTATGGTTCAGCTGCTGGGGCGACACTGAACGTTGGGCGTTGATCTGTCATCCACGCTGTTAGTGACGCAACAATCGGGTAAATTTCGGGGACTTCAGGTTTCGGCATCCACGACGCCCGGTCACCCCAGGTGCGGTTGCGTAGAATCTGATAGTTTTTGACCCACTGGGAGATCAACGGTCGACGCGTGGACCTTGCCCGATAAAACAGGTCACGCACGTACCCAACTAGTTTCGCTTCTTCTTGCATGCTGAGCTTTGGGGGCTCAGGGTTTTGGGCGTGACCGGGTTCGGTGGGGTCAGCGGACATAGGCTGCGACATGTTTTGTGGTGTGTCCGTTACAGCCATTGGGTTTTAGCCTCCGTGACCCCTTCTTCTCTCATTTTAGCGTATGTGGCGTCCAAGCCTTCGTCAGTTACCCCAAGTTCTGTTTTTGCTTCCCTTGGGTCAACAGGTATAAAGCTTCTAGTGATCCCATCTTTTGCTGATTGTTCGTCTGAAAGGGTCTTAAAACCGTCTTGTAAATCGGCTTTAGAATGCACATAACGGCCCAAAGCAACATTGAAATGTGGTTCCATACCCATTTGGGGGGCAAACAACGAGTATTTGCGTACCATTGGTACACCACATTGCGGGCAAGCGGGTGGGGTGGTGTCACCAAGGGTCCGCCAGTCTTGAAAAACCCCGTGAACCGCACATTTAAACTCGTAAATAGGCATGTTACCCTTCATTATCCCATGATTCCCACGGCAAAGGCCGCAGAAGACTGTCTGTTTCTGGTGTTGCATCTTGTATTCCGTATGCCATGACCGGTGAATCCATTGCATGACAGGTCACTGTGATTGCCAGCGACATGACAGTGTCGTCGTACCCATCTTCGTTTGCCGGCCCGTACCCACCATTGTCCAATGTTACGTAGTTGAGCATTTCGTTGTATGTGGTTTGGTCGTGGATCGTAATGGACTCATCCATGATGACTTTCAACAGCCAACCCATAGCCAAATGTTTTGATTGGGTGGTTGTTGACCACCCGTACTGGTCGGTTGACACTTTTCCTGGGGTGTGATCGGGGCGTGCTTTGTTCCAAATTTTGGGGTAGTTCATGCCTAACAGTTTCCCGATTGTCATATACCCTGGGCCTTCAATTTCGTTGGTGACTGTTGCTGTGTTGTAGTACAACCCGATTTTGAAAAGCTCTTCAGCGAACCCGCCTGGGTCTACCCGGCCACGCCACACTGCAACCTGCTCAAGTGTGCGCCGGTTAATTACCTGTGCGACCGCAAAGTCACCTCTGGTGGTGTGAGTGGGGTCGCCACCAACAAAGTACACACCCCAATCTGCGTCCGCTGATGGGCCACGAAACACGTTCATTGGGCCTTGAGGGTCAGCTTTGAACGTGATTTTGTTGCCGTCACGCAACAGGTAGCCTCGAGTGCCGGGCATTGGTTCAAACACTTTGTTCAACGCATGATGGGGGAACACGTTAGTTCCGGACGCAATGAACGCTTCTTCAGGCGTCGCAGGGTATTCTTGTTTGAACTTGAGTACATCGTTTTCGCAAAGGTTTTTGATAGCCCACCGGCGCCACGCCAACCGGTCATCACTAAGCCCCATTGATCGCAACACTTTCTCATCAGAATCAACGTTGCCAAGTGCGTTGTAAGACAACCCCACATATGACGCCAAATACTCTGGGTGTCGATGCCACGGAAAAAACAGGGGCTCATACTCGGTGTCGCCCGCTTCGGCGGCCAACCATTGTTGATGAAAGTAGTTGCCCATCCCGTTAGCAGTGGATTCCATGATGATCGCTGTACCAGGTGTCGAAGGGATTGTTTGACGCAACCCCAACATTACCGTTGACGCTTCAGGCCAAAACGCAACCTCTGAAGCGTGTAAGAAATGAATTGTTGCAGACCGTCCAGTCGCTTTGTTACCGGCCGTAGAAACCTGAATACTCGAACCGGTAGTCGTCCAAGCAATATGGTTCTTAGATTCCGCTTTCGGTTTCCCATACAACCCTTTCAACGGGTAAGTATCCCAATACAATTTGGTCATGTTTAAAAGGTTTTGAGATGCCGGAATTTCGTGGGCAATAACCATCCCTTTGTACCGTTCATACACAAACGCCAAACTAAACAAAACTGCTTCGGTGATTGTGGAAATCCCCAGCTGGCGGGCTTTTAACACGATCAGACGGATTCGACCGGTGGTGTCCAATTGGCGTTGGATTGCATCCAAATACTCTTGTTGAGCCCAATTGGGTACCAGTGGGGTGACTTGTAGGTCTTTGGTGAGGATCGAAAGGTTCCTTACCATTGGTGTGAGGTTCACTCTGGTGGCCCGTCTTCTGCAACGTCAGCTTGTGGTTTGCGCCCAATGGCGTTTCTGCCAACATCGGCGCGCATCTGCCGGTTCATGGCTTCCACTTGTGTACGCAAGGCCACAATTGAATCATCCTCTTTCTCTTCCCGTAGTTCTTTTACCAAAGCGGGAATCATGGAACGCATCAACCCTGTTTTTACCTGCGGTGTGCCATGCAACATCATGTGCTCATAAGCATCCAAAGTCATGTTCGCCAACCTACGAACCCTAATTCGAAGCTCATCATCATGGGCAACAACAGCAGCAGTGAACGCTGCAACATCATCCATGACTTTCACCACCCAACCCAACATACGGTTTGTGAGTCACAGTGATATCAAACATAACACCGGGTTTGTCGGTCAGTGGTAACGCCAAATATTTGTCTTCCAACGGCACACCTAAAGTCAAAATCATTTCGCCGTCCCGTTCCGCAAACCGGGCGCCTTTCTGATATGCCGTAAATTTTGCTAACACCACCGGTTCATCAACCGGTTTAACCACAGGTTTCCTGGCAGCCATCACATCACCCCCGGCTGGTTACCCATACGACTAATTTCCGCCAACAAATCAGCACCCGGACTAATCATCGCAACCCCATCATGTTCCGCACCAACATCAGGAAAATCCCAATCCGTAGGATCAGGAACCATGTCCCCAAACCCATCCCACTGCGGCACCTGCTGCCAATGCGTAACACCCAAATCCTCAGCAGCATTGTGATCCGGCTGAACCACAGGCCCAACATTCGGATACCTAACAGCAGCAGCCACAGACTCAACAGCCCCAGACACCGCCAACCCCATAGTCGCAGACAACTCCCCAACCGTCCCAGTCAAAGACTCCCCAAACACCCGAACCAACCGGTCAACCAAAAACGCAACAAACCCAACAGCCAACACAGCACCAACCACACCACCAACCAAAACCGTAAAACCCTGCTTAGAACCCACAAACACCCCTAACAATCAACCAACAGTACCCCCACACAATAACAGACAAATGCGTATTACCTAAACCAAAAACTAGAACTGCGCTCCGCTTAAAGACTGCGCCCTCCTCCGGAGCGGTGGGGGGGGCCGGCCAAGCTGGGAGCCGGTGGGTGCGATCGCCGGTCGTCATGCCGTCCTGTCGAGCCCTACCTCGAGCCCGGCTCGAGCCCCCCCTCGAGCCCATGCCGAGCGCTGCCAGCTGGCGTTCGAGCCCTACCTCGAGCCCATGTTCGAGGGCTCGAGCTCGTGCGATCGCAGCGTGTTCGAGCGTGCCGAGCTCATGTTCGAGCGTGCCGAGCTCGTGCCGATTGTCTTCCTGGATTTCTCCCTCCCGCCGCGCTGCGCTGAATCCAGGAAGTGTTCGAGCGTGTTCGAGCGTGCCGAGCTCGTGCGATCGCAGCGTGTTCGAGCTCGAACGCGAAGAGCCCCCGCCATTGCTGGCGGGGGCTCGTGGTGCTGCGCTGCGATTGCTGCCGGGGGTTAGTACTCGGGGGTGTGCGCCTTCGGTCGACGGGACGCCGCGCTGCGGGTGATCACGAGCTCAGCGAGCTCAGCCAGCCGATCCCCGACGACTTTGGGGGTTCGCATGCCGAGCGTGCCGGCGTCACAGCTGCGGGCGATGCTCAGGTCGTGCGGGAGGACGGCGATCGGTTCGGCCCCTGTGATATCTCGAACTTCCTTGAGTCCTAGCGGGCGGTCGCCCTCGAGGACGACGGCGAGCGCTGCGCTGCGGGCGTTGTCGTCGGCGAGGTACCGGCGCAGTGACAGGAAGTCATTACGTACGGTGAGGATGTCCAGCGCGGCGCCTTCCCAGTAATCAACGCCAGTGTCGACGATGACGAGCGGGGGCTCTTATGTGCCACTGAATGCCTCCATAGCGTCGATCACTCGCACGAGCTCGGCGGACCGGTTCACGTTCGACGCGATGAGGAGCCGGGACCGTTCCATGTTCTCTAGCTGCGCGTCGATCGACGTAACGGGGCGCCCGTCGATCGACGCGCAATCCTCGCCGCGTTCGATCAGTAGGACCGGTGCCGAGTCTGTGCGCCGCACGAGCTCGGCGGCCAGCAGCACGGCGAGCGTGCTAGTTCCTACGCCGCCTTTGACCCCTCGAATAGTTGTCGCGTGTTTCATGTTGGTGATTCTCCCTGTCTAGGTGGCCGCTACCGCTTGCCGGTTGCGGCTACCTGTAAACGTAATGCGGGTGGCGATTACTTTCAAGTAATCAGCGTTGCTGGTTCGAGTTCGAGCTCGGCGGCGCGATCCGGGGCTCACTGCCGGCTGCGGCCCCTGGTGCTGGATTACTGGCGCCGGTGCCGGTAGTGTTCGAGTGTTGCCCAGCGGGGGCGACGATGCACCAGAAAGACAGGAAAGAACATGACAGCAACAGCAGACAGAACGCGCGAAGTAATGCGCCAGGCACGACAGCTAGGAAGGTATGCCGGGCTGACCGGCCATATGCCCGCCCCGTACATGATCGCCGAGCTCGCTGGAGTATCGAACCCAGACACGCCATCGTCAGACGGCGCAAGGTTTCTGGTACGAATCCACGAGGACTGGTGCGAACGGCTCGAGTCTGAACTCGAGTTCGGCGGGCAGACACTGGACGCGGTGAACCGGTACAACGTGGCGCGAGATGTTTCGTCAGCGTGTACGCCAGTGTGGACCGACGACACTTGGCGGGTGTGGGCGGATCTTGCGCTCTATTCGTGGTGGGTCGATCGGCTCGAGGCAGTGGGCGCCGAGTCCACAATAGAGCTCGGCGAGCTC